AGAACCTAATCCGCTTTCCAAAGACACCGTTGACTTAATAGGTCTCTTGCCATACCGTCTTACCCATTCAGGGATTCCGATACCTACTCCATATGCAAAGTTGTCACGTAGGATAGTATGGAGTGCTAAGGGTACTTTCGTCTTGATGCAATGCAGACGAATCACCTGTTCCATCAACATAGCTCCAATAGTGTCTCCATCTTCTACGCCTTCATACTGGAACATAGGATCTTGGAAGAATGCCATAGACATGTAGGTTAAGAGTGACTCTAAGTTACTGTATGAATAAGGAAAGATAATAGATACTGGTTTTCTAGAATCTTTGTCTTTTACTTTATTTTCTTTGTCTGATAAAGGGATGTAGGTTGTTAGAACCTTGTCGATAGCTTTCCATGACGGAAAGCGTTTGCTGATCTCAGTGTGAGAATTATTAGCTCGTTGCCAGATCTTAGATCGCAGAGAATTATGAAAGTCTGACTTTGGATCTAGATCAAGATCATAGGGATAGTCATAATCAAAGTTCATCTCTCGATAGTTGCGGCTATTAGCTTCTGCTGAATCACCCTGTACAATGTATGGCATTTAAGCTGTCCTTTTCCAAGCATAGATTACAAAAAATGGTGGTAAGTCACTGTTATCATCGGATGTTACAGATGCTGGATCTGTATCATGAGCATGAGATTCATCCGCTACCTTTACTGTTGAGATATCTAAATCATTATCGACTTCTACAGTAGCACTAGGTCCATCAGACGTAGTTGATAGTACATCTACATCATGAGTGTGAGTCTTAGCACCACCTGTGTTTTGCACTGGGGCAAAGTCTGGATCGGCTGCTTTGTAGCCAACTAAGAATTGTCCAGTAGCTATTGCTACCCAGGTACCGAAGCCTAGTAGAGTAAAAGGATTAGTGGAAACTACTGATATGAAGACTGAGTTAATAGGATAGATTACAAGACCTATATCTTCTAATCTTAGAACATCTTTAGCATCTACTGGTACAGCATTGACACGGATAGGATCATCTACCTCCATAGCAGTGTCATAATCTGCATCATCGTATTGGATAGCGTCTGGGTTGCTACCTATGCGTCCTTGTTGAAGTGCCATAGTTGATTAAATTAATTAATTATCTGTTAGAGTCCTAAGAATTTAGCATTAACAATCTTTGTAAGTGATTCTACTTTACCAGTCAAGTTGTCAATCTTCGTAACAAGTAAGTTTTGGCAAGATGTTCTCTTTTCCTCACAGTGTTCTTCAGTTACTTTACCATTCCCACCTAGATACTTACCAACAGCCGCAGAAACTCCAACAACAACTATACCACCTAGTACTGTAGTAGCTGGTTCCATTATGCCTGTCTCCAATTTTCAACTGGTTCTTCATATTCAAGTTCTCGAAATTCCGCTTCGGCATCAGAGGTGTCTTCCTTTGGGCTGAAGTATCGCTCGCCTAATTCAAGCATCTCGATGATATAAGCTGTAGCATCCATGATGTCCCAGAGTTTAGAACGGGGAAACATTAGGAGTTGTTGTTCAAGCCGCTTTACACCTGGACACGATGCATTATGATAGATGTAGCCTTGACGATAGTAAGGAACAAGTTCTTTCACACGCAGAGTCTTGCCCTTCTCACCATTGTGTCCACCTCGTGGTTTGAGCCAGATGAGCTCGAAGAACTTACCACGCTTGAACATTTCATTCTTTATAGGTTGTCTGATGAATTCATTTAGGGAAGCATCTTCAATACCTAAGACAGATGCATTGAGTCGGATTCCCATGTCAAACATAGCGTCATAGATTTCATCTGGATACATTTTCTTAGATATAATGTCTCTGATGTAAAGTCTAGCATTGTTAAGGTCTATCCCTATTCCTATTATAGCAGACTCAGCCGAGTGTATTTTGATAGTCTTTGCAGGATCTAGGATTACTACTGTCTCAATATGAGTGTTTAGTTGAACATCGACATCTGTCTTTTTCAGATCAATTTCTTCCCTGAAAGAACGCTCAGGTGGTAAGTTATAGTATTTAAAATACTCTGGACGAAACGCAGCGTCTTTGGTTGAGATAGGTAAGTTTCGTAGCTCACGAAAGAAAACGTCGGATTGTCCTGCATCTACATGCTCTTGCCATTCCTTTTTAATTTGTTCATCTGACATGAAGTTAGGTGCGCTTGATTTCAGATCATCATCGCAAGCTTCAAGTCGCACACTATCCCATTCAGGTGAATCCATAAGTTTTTGAAGGAGTGAATCTTCATGCTTTAGAGTGTCGATGTAGACTATTTTATAGTTATTTGCCTTAGCCCCTATTCTCGGTACAGCCTTTACAACATCCGCATAGAGCCATTCGAACTGCTTGCGTCTGTATTCTTCATTAACTACTTGCTCAGGATCTTCAAGATCATCTATTACTATTAAGCCAGGGCGGTCGTTTTTGAATAGCACACCACGTACTTGTTGTCCAGCACCTCTTGGCCAGATTAAGGTATCGTATGCTACCCAAGATTTCTTAGAAAATGTTTCCTCAAATTCATTCTTCTCAGTACCTCGATATTTGAAGTGGCCGAAGAAATGTTTTATCATCCTGTTGGTTACTAACTCTCTTCGAAGATTTTCTGTCTGTAGCGAAGCAGCATCGTGTGATTTGTTGATATAGCAAATGAATCCAGTGTGATGATATAGTATGTATCTAGCCATTAGACCAAGAGCAACAACTGAAGTCTTCCCCCACCCACGAGGTGCAGCTATAGCTACTTTATTAGCAGGTCCGTCGATCAGGTCGAAGATCTTACCATGGACTTCTTCAGCAAAGGGCAGTTCAAAGCGCTCAGGGAAGAATGTCTTTGCAGTCATTCGAGTGCTTACTGAACATAAGGAATGTATGCGCTCAGTTTCTTGATCCAATTTAGTTCCAGTTGGTTAAATTATTTATGTATCTTTTACATCGAGTATGGCCTTGCCGCCTGCTGAGAGTTTCCGCATCTGCTTCAAGAGTAATTTTTCGTATTGTGGATTTCCCATTCTTGCCTCATTGTTTCTGATTAACTTGGCACATGAGCTAATACTCCCCAGCCATAATTCCAAACGCTATCATCAGCGTTCCCTACCGCATACACATATCTCCCAGTATCGGTGTTTAAAATCTGAAACCCTGCTACCTTTGATGATGCTGTATTTATAGCGTGAGTTACATCACCTAATTGAGCAGTTGTTGCCTCTCTGCCTTGTTCGGTAACTATAACAATTGTGCCACTTGTGTTATTCGTAAAACCAGGGATAGATCCTGCATTATCTTGGAGAATATTATCGTGTATAAAAATATAATCAGATGAAGCGACGGCTGTTCCATCATCTATTCTTATATCTCTATCAGAGGTGCTTTGTCCGGCTTCTCGTATGATGTTTCCTGTAATATTCATAAACTCAGCGCCAACAATGTTTATCGCTTCTATCTCACAATAAGACATTTGGTTATTTACTATGTTGGCGTTTGTGACATCACGAAGATGCAAAAAAGTGTTTGCCCACGGAGTTGATGATGGGCCTTTCATAATATTGCCGGTTATCTGTAAATCCGCTATTTGAGAAACAGCACCCATGTCAAAAAACTTATCATCATCTCCGCAATAAAATACATTATCAGAAACAACCATACTTTCCACTACAGCAGCAGCGCCCTCGCCAACATCAGTATCAATATCTTCAAATAATCTAATAAAACCTAAATTGACACCGCTATCTGTTATGTTAATCTGGTTATCTGAAAAGTTGAACCGTTTCATAGTTGGTGCAGATAATTGCAAACTTTTCATAATGATTACAAACTCGTCATTAGAACCTGCTGCATATCCTCTAACTATATTATCTGTAAATGACACTCCGCTACTGTTATTTATATTCAATACTGGATTCTTTGGGCCATCAAAATTATTGCCACTAATGATTATAGAATATATGACATTATCATCGTCAAGAGCAGCAACTGGAACTCCTAAAGGGTCAGTAAGATTAGAGCTAAGATTGATAGTCCAATTGTAACAGATCGCGTCAATAAACTGATTATTTGTGATTGTCACATTACGAGATTGTCTATGTGTTGGTATTGACACACCAGTGCCACCCGCTGCGGCTGGATAAAACACTTTGATATCAAGGCAAGTATCCATTCGACTTCCAGATACAATATTATCGGAAAATATAATATTCGTGCCACCTTGGAAAGCGTCTAAGGCGTCTCGATTCACGTTTATAAACTTATTGTTCGTTACTGTTATGTAGGTTCCCGCTGAATAATCATCATCGAATATATCTGCGCCTTGGTTGCGAGCATAGGGTGAGGGAGTGTTTACCTTGATAGCGTCTCCCATATAAGACCCACCGTAATTTGCACCGGCATAGGTCGGATCAACCCCGCCGGTAAAATAAGAATTCGTTATCGTGACATCGGTAGAAGTCGTAATATTAATCATTGCCTCAAAATCTTTGAAGTAACAACGGTCAATCGTCAGATTATCAGGATTCGTTATACCTGACCCAAAAACAAGCCCTGTACCTCTTCCGTACTCCCCTACAACTTCACCATTTCCAAGAAAGCGGCAATCAGTAACCTTACAGTCGTCGGCATTTATTTTTAAGCATGACCTATAACGAGTTATTACACCAGATGGTTCAAAAGTAAGATCATTTATTATTGTTTTATCGCCAGTTACATAAAAACCGTCTACATAGGTATCAACTGTTTGAATGATTGCACCGTTGCCTGTTAATGTGCATTGGACGGTGAAATTTACGGTGCCGTCTAGTGCATATATTACAGTAGGATCAAAGATTAGTTCTGCTTTGGATTGTATTGCAGCTGCGGCATCTTCAATAGCAGTAGTTCCTTCACCAAACCAAGAAACATAAACAGGAGAGATATTAAGAACAAGTGTACCTCCCCCAGCTGTGTCTAGGAAGCAATCATTAGAACCCTTGAATGGGCCATTAATTGTAAGTGTGTTACCATTATAGTCTAAGGTACCACCTTGTAGAACTTCAATAGCTTCATTAGCCGTAGTAGTGAGATCTAGATCTAAGGTTAAGGTTTCATTAATTAAGATAGTTACTTCTTCAGCCTCAATCCAAGCAGTGGCTGAACGAAGGCGGTTGAACCAAAAGGATTTTAATTCTGTCCCATCTAAGAAATCGAAATCTCCAGCACCTGAAAAGATTTGGTAATCTCCGGCTTCAATGTTCTTTATGTTTGATACAGTATCACCTGTATCGACTGTAATGATAAAAGGAGATTCCCAGCGCAGCGTTACATTATTGCCTACTGCCATATCTGCATCGGTAGTTTCAGCAGCTGAGATTAGGATAGTTACGGTGTCATCAGAGGTTACATCGAGGGCTTCGTCTAGGTCGGCAAACCAAGAAGTTTTGACAGTGGTTCCAGCAAGGAAATCTATGTCTCCGGTTCCAGTGAAGATCTGATGTGAGTCAGCTTCTATTTTAGATGTATTGATGGTAAGTTGACCTGAGTTAGTAATAGAACCATCTCGCTCGAATCTTAGAGTGATAGTAACAGGAACTGTTAAAGTAGTTACTGTTTGATCTGTAGGGATTACTATAGTTCGGATATCTGTGCCGCAGGCTGCTATAGCTAAGTTTAAAGTAGTGTAAGCACGTGTGTCAGTCCAGATACCGTCTGGTGAGGTGACTATGATGTCTTTAGTAAATGGCAATGCAGCGAATGAAATAGATACTGACAATAAGAAGATTGCTATGATAAGGAAGAGTCTTTTCATCTTGGCCCTCGGTTAATTAAATAATTTATTTATCTGTCCGTTTGATACGAGTAAGTGCTGCACCAATTACTAAGTAAATTGCTTCAACACTCTTCGCTTCAGGCAGAGCAAGACAGAGCAAGGCACAGATAGACAAGAATAACAAAGGACCTAAATTTACTTCAACTACTTTTTTTAATGTTTCTATCATCATTCTTCTCCCCACGAATAGTGATTACCGTCAGGATTTGAGAAATCCCCTCCCCATGTCCCACCTAATGATTTCCAATAGATTCCAAGAGGATAGTGGTGTTCTGTTGAAGTTAGATAAAAGTCATCTTTGAATAGATTAATGTCTATTGCAAGACCTTTATGGTGCCAAGAGTCTTTACTATGTCTGTGTTTTCCAGGATAGGTGTCTCCGAAGGATAGTTCATAGCCTAGAGAATAAGCATGAGTGATTAGCATGCCTACTGCTTTGACAAATTCACTTTGTTGATCTCTAAGCGACATTGCGTGTTCCTTCACCTTCCACAACTACTATCTGACCCATTTGCTTTGCAGCCTCTATTCCGCGCCGCTTGAAGTTTTCTATTTCCTCTGGTGTTGCAGATACACTAACATGACGAGAGTCGATACGAGTAGGTGCGCGCATTCCAGCTAGGTCAAGCGCTACGGTGTCAGCAGTTGCTTTCTTCAGCGTCATAGCTTCGGTTTCGCTATCTAAAATCTCATTGTAGACTTCAAGGGATTTCTTAGTCAACACCATTACTTCTTCCCTTAGCTCTTCATACTCTTCATCTCGAGTCTTTCTGATGTTAGATTTTTCTTCTGTTCCAAGAGTAGAGTTCAGGGCGTTAGAGACTGTTGTAGGAGTGACACCAAGCATCTTGGCGATTTCAGTTCCTTTGTAGCCAAGCGAATCCAAGTTGAGAATCTCATGCTGACGAGACCAGAGCTTCTTGATATCTACAGCTCGACCATTAGGATTTTCTGTCCTTCGCGCATCAGATTCTCTCACTGTGAATCCGTAAGGTCTTGTCTCTTCAATCTCATCCATTCAGCCTACCTCCCTATTATTTTCATATTATAACATGTCTATGATTGGGTCGTCAAGTATTTTCTATGATCATTGCATTGTAGACATTGGTCTATTCACCAACAAACTATTCAGACACCCAAACTATTCAGACACAAGACGGCGTGCAGAGCACTAGGTTGAATTATTATTTGATGAACATTCCGGAACGGGATTGCTCTTCCTTTCCTTGATTAGATAGGGATTTTTTCTAGAAATTTTTTCCTGGTTGGCGCGCCGAGATGATTAAATAATTTAATTATCTTTTCATCCTTGACATCATTGTTCATTGATGAACATACCTTAAAATTTCCAGACAAAATGTGAAGGAGGTAACCCCGGGCCTATACGGATAGAATTACCCCCATTGATTTTCTAGAAAATGATTGACATGGGGGAGCTAGTGTGATACATTGGTTATGAATTATAGCTCATTGACAAATTGAATGCATTGACGGATCAAGCAACGTAACACATTTGTGGTGCGGCCTTTGATCCGGGACACATACACGGCAATCATTAGTCCGTTCAATGCAACGTGATACATGGTTTAGTAGGTGGCCTAGGTCAGGGGTCAAACATGGATCGTATAAATGATTTAAAAGATATATTGATAGGATCAGCCGATAGATTAATGAGACTAGCCGATAGGTTAACTAGTGGTGGTGAGTCATTGTCATTACATGACAAACAGACATTGTTACATACATTGTCAGGCGATTGGTTAGAGGAATGTCAATTTGAGCAAGCTATGGCGTTTAAACGTGGGGACACGGAACAAATCAACAACATTAGTGATAATATTACTGAGATGATGAAACAAATAAACTAATTTAACTTTCTAGGCCACGCACTAAGCCATGTATCAAACAATGGATATTCTATGGTATCAACCTAGATGTTTCACGTGAGACAAATGAAAGGTAGGTATCAAATGGATATGAACCAAATAGTAAATGGTGTTGTATTGAACAAAGCGTGTTCGATCAAGGCTTTCAAGGACTCAGACACCAGCAAAACAATCAATCTGAGAGTCAAGTTTGATGGCATCTCATTGTCAGCGGTGTTTGCCAAGGCTGTGAGTTCAGCAGTCATCCAATGGCAAAATGGTCCTGGCCGGTCAAAGTATGACCAGTGGAGCGACAAGCAAACCGTTGACATTAGTTTCAAGGCACCTGGTGCCATGCCGACTATCGACCCTGAGGTTGCAATAATGAACAAAGCCAAGGCAATGAGTAGGGATGACAAACTGGCCTATATTGCTAAGATCAAAGCACAGATGGAAGCGTTAGAAGAAACAGATAGTGAAGAAACACCAGAAGAACCAGAAGCAATTGATATAGAAGATATTGAAATAGAAGAATAATCAACTAAGCCATAGAATATCCAACTAATTAAGCCCTTTAGAGTAATTCTCTAGAGGGCTTTTTTGCGTCTATTACTAATGGTTAATTAAATGATTTAAGCAACTTGAGTTAAAGCACTTGAATAAAATGATCAAACATAATTGTTGACTAGATAATAATAGAAATGATATGATATATTATACGTCGGTTATGCGTATTATGTTTAATATGTGTACATGCTGATAGGGGGGGGTGGGTATCATAAAAAAAAAAAAAAAAAAAAAACTACGCCTACCCCTCAACCAGCATGTACACATATAACGCATAATAAACATATAACGCATATTAAATGCAATACATTCACTAATGAAAGGAGTATGTTATGAGGAAGAAAGGGTTTAAAGAGGATAGTACTAAGGGTAAAGCTAGAATGATACCTGTTAATTATAAAGGTGACGTGATAGTTCAAGTATGGCTAGATGCTAGAAAGCTGTTAGTGTTGAGTAGATGGTTGGATAAGGGAGGGTATGTTACTAAGAATCTAAGTAATATATTGAAGTTTACAGTAGATGAGGTAGTTGAACAGTTGATTAGTGCAGGCATTGAACAGAAGGTGGAGTATACTAAAGATGCCAGAACATTGTTAGAAGGTAAGTATAGATGTGATCTGAATCCTAGTGGTAGAGGTGAGAGAAACATGGCCCATAATATGAGATTAGATGATATTAGAAAGGGAAATGCTTATGAGAATGAGAAGGGGCAGATTCCAGCTAATAATACTATTGAGAAGGAAGCTAGAAATATTACTGAAGAAGGAATGGAAGTATGGAAGAGGATGGAGAAGGAAGGGTTTCCTAGTGATAAGAGAAGGGAAGTTGAAGGACATGAAGAAGCTATGAAGGATTACTTTAAAGAGCATAAGGTAGATAAGGATGGGGTGATTATCATGCCTGGGAATAGTAGAGAAGAGAACATTGCTAAGGGTAAGGCAAGGGCAGCTGAGATAGCTAAGGATAATGAAGCGGAAGCATTAGCTAAGGTTAAGGCTAAGGAAGAGAGGAAGGCTAAGAAAGCTAAGAAGAAAGAAGAAGCAGAGTTAGAAGCTATGCGTATTGAGTATGAGGAGAAGAAGAAGGCATTTGATAAAGCTAATGATAAAGGTAGTGCTTATAAACCTATGTCAGAAGAAGCAGCAGCTAATGAAATAGATGAGATAGCTAAGAGAGACAAGGAGTTGGCTGAGATGGATTTTTAATTGTTAATTAAATGATTTAATCATCTTCATTCAATGAAGTGGTGTCATTGCAGTGTTGGTAGTGCTGGACTCTATTGTGAAAATATGATATGGTTGTGGGGAAAGCTAAGGAATCAATCAATCATTAAATGAATAGGAGAATTTAACTATGAGCCAAAAACTTTCAATCCCCGGAATTATTAAATTGGTAGTATTAGATGATGGTCAGATGGAATTAACAACTATTGACGGTTTCAAATCTATACATTATAGTCAATTGGATGAAATAACTAAGGATGGTGATAGTCCATTTATTGTAACCTATGATGTAGAATAGTTGTCTAAACCTCTACCTCTAATCATCTATTGCTGAATAGGTGGTTAGATGTAGGAGTTTAAACTGATAAATAAAGGAGTCAATTATGTTATGTTACTTTTGTGCTACTGAAATAGATGATAATGAAAAAGAATTTAAAGTTAATTTAGGTCAAGTAGGTGCTGATGTAGTAGTATGTGAAGAATGTTGGTTTGACTACTGTGAAGCAGCAGATCAAATAATAGAGGGATTTTGTTAACTGACCGGCTCAATGTTGAGCAACTAATTAAACGAAGGGAGCTATACTATGAAACAGTGTAATTATTGCAGTACGAATTGCAGGCCGAGTAAGCCTGTGGTAATGTCTGATGAGGAGTGTAGTAAATTCAAGCCTATTGATAGGACTTGGAAACTCCGTCATGTTATCTCGAAGGTAAGTGTGTCTAATGAAGGTATCCTTAGTGACACACTTAAATGGATAGTGAGGTGGGCCTAATGGATCAGCAATGCATAGACATAGATAAGAATAACCATAGATGCCGCCAGTCTGTCCAGACAAAGGTTGACAAATCAATACCTTCAATTAGAGTCAAGATGCCTAAAGGTGGATTCATCTGGCTTTATCCTGTACGCATACCAAGCGCTAAACTCTGTCCTTATCATCAAGGGATTAAGGAAGAAAAGGCATGGGGTGTTATCTATGAAGGGAAGAGGGGTGGGTGAGATGATTAATCTAATAATTTCAACTTGGTTGAAAGACCTAAGACATGAGATAGCTAAAGATCTAATGTTTGAGTATTTGCTTTGGCTAGGTTTGACTAACCTTTGGTTGTTTCAAGAATGTTTGGTGATTATATGAAAACTTTATACCAAGTAACTATCAACTGGAAAGGCGAGATTCATCGTTTATTCTCTTGCTCATCTACTAAACATAAAGCCTTGCATAACTGTATCAGGCAATTAGCTATTGGATTAGGTTTGTCAGTCAGTTATGTAAGAAACTATGTATTAGAAGATGGAAAGGATAGGTATACTATAAAATGAAACTAAAGATTGCATTAGTATTATCAGCCTTAGCTATATGGTTAGCAGGAGTCAATATAGTAATTCGATTAGTTATTAAATACTGGTAAGGAGTATTCTATGAAGCTAGAAATAAAATGTCAAGAATGTGGTGAGCTATGCATTGAGGAGCCTGATGTAGACGATTTAGTCTGGCACAGGTGTCCTAATAGAGAGGATTCTGTAAATGGCTATAAGCATTCAGTGTTTATTGTAGAGATTAAGGAAGACACTATAAAGGTTTATTAGGAGGTAATCGACTATGTCACCAGAAGATAAATTAGCAGTAGAAGAATGTTTAGTGCTTTGGAAGTATCTTGTGCAGTCAGGTGAGAAAAATAAAGAAAAAGCTGTAAATAAGTTACATAAACAAGGGAGACTTAGTAAGGATAGTTATGAGAATGGTTGTCCTTTTTGTGCACAGTTTGATTGTCATGAATGTCCTTGGAGAACTGTCCCTAATAACGAAGGTAGCTACTTAAATTGCCTGGCTTCTGGTAGTCCTTTTATATCTTGGCCATGCCTTAATAAAAAAGAAACCCAAAAAGCCGCTTCAGCAGTCTACAAATTCCTTAAGCAAATAAAGGTATGAAAGGAGCTACTAATGTCTTATGAAACTCAGATAAACAACACCTATCAGATCAAAGAGGAATTTGAACAGGGTAATCCTAAGTATTTCTCACCTTTACCTACAAAACCTCAACGTTGCTTTAGTCATGGTAGAAGTGGAAAGACAAAGGTCTACACCGAGGAACAAAGGATACTCTTTCAGATGCAGCAAGTTGGTAATGAAGTAGAGTTTGAGGTTTGAAGTATGAAAAGATAATTAAATTAATTAATTAACTGGAGAATAAGGGATGAAAATAACCATAGCAATCTTAATCGTTATAATCATAGTGCAGGGCTTAGCAATCTTTAATTTAAGATTCGACCTGCACCAAACTAAATTATCAAGAGACTTATGGCATAGACATGCTATGGCTACTGCAAACTGGCGAATGGATCACTATGTCAGTGACTATTCTTATTTGACGAAAGGAGTTAAAAGATGAAAAGTGAAATAAAGGAAGTCTTAATGAAGCGAGATAAAATGTCTGCAGAGGAAGCAGATAATTTAATATCTCAAGCACAAGATGCCCTTCAGTGCTATTTAGCAGTCGGTGACATGGAAGGTGCTGAAGCTATTTGTGAAGAGTGGTTTGGCCTGGAGCCAGATTACATAGATGAACTTATTTAACTAAGAGGAGAAACTAGCCAATGAAGACTAAAGAGCAAAAAAGATCTGAGGCAATAGAGCGAAACGAAGAGTACTCCAAACTTTCAACCAGTGACAAACTAAGGCGTCTCAATGAAGGAGGTTTCAGGGCAGCTAAACAACGTCTGCGTCTGAAGGAGGCCTCTAATGCTAGAAAGAGATAGATTGAGAAAGAGAGAATTCTCTCTGCGTTCACGTCTCAAAACCATCAAGGATTCCATCTTCTGGGCGCAGCAAGAGGTTCTAAAACTGAAGTCTAAACAAACTAGACTTCAACAAGAACAATACAAAGCAGAGTATGCCTTGGCTATGGCTGACGGTAGATATCATAAAGTCAAGGCTGAGAAGAAAGATAAACTAGACATTGCAGAGCTAATGTTGACTCTTAATAAAGATCAACTAAAGAACATCTTGAATGTTCTGGAGGAGGATTAGATGAAACCTAACCCACCAATCACTGTAAAAGACAACAGATACGATCGAAAGGCAATGAGTCTAAAGACCTTCACAGATAAGCAGAGTCAAACCTATCTCCATCTGATGATCTCGCCTGGATGTTCTTACGTTCAGCTATCTAAACCTGGAGTCTGCTTCCTACGTGATTGTCTTGATGCTTGGATTGAAGATAGTTAATTAATTTAATTGACTGAAGAAAAAGGAGGATAATTATGTCTACAGAATTAAGTTTTAAGCTTGTTAGAATAGCAAAAAAAGTCTGGTGGAGATAGATATGAAGCAGAAATTAATGAACATAATCCTATGGTTATCTATATTCCACAGAAGCTAGGTAGAAAGGAAGGAGTTCCAGTAAAAGAGATTAAAGTTAGATTTGATTAGTCTAGCTAACTGTAATCGCACCACTTGACCAAAATGATCGCAATTTGTTGTTGACACCTTGCATATAGATATGTTATCATGTATTTTTAACCGTGAGACTGGCTCACAAATATTCATTCAATCCTAAACGGGAGGAAAAGAACTATGAAGAAAATGACTGTTGTCGCACAAGTACCGGAAAAGAAAGACAAAGATGGTAAAGTGTCCCAGAAAGCTATCGCACCTTGCACAGTCACTGTAGACTATGCTGAAACCTTAGACGAAGCCAAAAAGATGTTCGGTGATGAACCTATCCTCTCCAATGCCTTCTCTAACTGGAAAGTCACCATCCAATCCGCTATCCGCTCTGGCCTGAAGCGTGGTGAGACTCCTGAAGCCCTTCAAGTCCGCTTGGGTACTGCCAAGATGGGTGTTGCTACCATCAAGGGTGCCATTGATCCTGAAGCTGCCTTCCTCGCCCAGTATGTTGCCGCTACGCCTGAGAAGAGAAAGGAAATGCAGAAGAAACTTGTCGCCGCTGCTGCCGCTTAACCTCACTGGATTAAGTGGCCTGTGTTGCTAATCATAATCACTGGCAGTGGCTGATTAGCAGCACAACATGAGCCTAAGGGAATTTATCCCATCTTCCCTTAGGCTTTTTTTACGTCTTTAAATTGTTCAATGATGTAGATAAAGTAAGTTAATTAAATAAATAAATTAACTCAAAAGAGGATAAAGAGATGAAAAGAATAGGAAGAAGCAAAGTTCCTTACGCCCACCAGTTAGCGTCTATGGCTGAAAATCTGGCCGAGAAACTCAATAAAACAGTCTACATACAGCTTGAGTATATTGCCTATAAGCATAATCCAATAGAGAATGTAGTAAAATATAATATATTCTTTGTCCCTGGATTTAATTCTAGAGACTGCACTCAGTTTATTTTTAATACCTGGCCTGAATTTCTAGACAAATACTTCTCATTGATGAAGGAGTCTGTCAATGGCTAATTGGCAGCGATGGAAAGGCATAATGAAGTGTTATCCTTTCGAGGAGAAACGCTTAGCTAAATGGTCACCTCCTTACATCCTTCAACCCAAGTATGACGGTGTGCGATGCAGAGCTATTCCATTAGATGCAGGTGGCTACATTTTACTCTCTAGTGAAGAAAACATCTTATTCTCAGTCCCTCACATTCAAGACATGTTTAGTAACTCACCTCTTGATGTTGAATTAGATGGTGAACTCTACTGTCACGGAATGAACTTCTCAGAAATCCTATCTATAACTTCCCGCACTGTTAACATTCATCCTAGTTACAAGATGATCAAATTCCACTGCTTTGACATAATCGAACCAGGGACTCAAACTGAGCGAATTCTCAGAGTAAAGGAATTATCTGATTACAATCTACCTTATCTTGAAATAGCACCTTTCTGGATCTGCAATTCACTAGATGATATAATGAGAGTCTATGATAAGCTAATCGAATTAAACTATGAAGGAATCATAGTGCGTCATGCAGAAGCTCCCTATGTTAGAAAGCGAAGCACTTGGGTGATGAAATTCAAGGCTAAAAAGGAAGATGAATATGAGATTGTTGGATATGAAGAGGAAAGAACTATTAATGGTACTCCGAAGGATACTCTTGGAGCGCTGGTACTCGAAAGTGGAGACGGAAATACTTTCAATGCAGGAACAGGATTCTCGAATCAAGATCGGTATATCCTATGGAAAGACAAGGAATTACTCATTGGCAGAATGGCTAAGATTCAATATCAACATCTGACATCAGGAAAGAAAGTTCCACGCTTTCCTGTATTTGTGGAGGTAATCTAATGAAAGCAATAGAAATAATCAAGGAATTCGAAGACGTCGTATCGGCTACTGACCCTGCTTTAATGAACAAGATTCAAGTCCAGGCAGCTCACGCACAGATGCAAATCCATGAACTTCATGCCAGAGCTATTGCATGCCACTGTGAATGTTTAGGTATGAACGCTGAAAATTCAATAGCTGCTTGTAAAGGACAAGAGCCGCCTAATAGTGATATTAATTATCAGTTTGTAATGAATAAGTGGAGCCTAACTGACAAAGATGGAAAGGTAATCATCTAATGCTCTGTCCTAAATGCTCTACTAAACTAAAATGCTATTGTTCTCGATCCTTAGGCCCTTCAGTAGTAATCAGAAACTACTCTTGTCTTAAATGCGCAACTAGATTCATCTCTACCGAAACATTAGACTTGGATCCTATGGAAAAGAAAGGTGTCCCAAGGCATCTTTTAACCTGGTTAAAGAAACATAAGAAAAGGAGAACAAGATGAATCCAGAAGAATTAAAAGCTATTATTGAGATGATAGGAGGCCTTGGAGCAAGTACAATGAATGGCTTCATTGCTTATCTTGTATTTAAATGTATAGCTGTCTTTGTTGCATATGGAGTAGGAACCCTTTGTGCTGTATTTGTATATAGACTTGGAAAATATGGCATAGAAACTGTATATAATTTAGCCCACTCAACAAATACAATAGTAGCATTACGTAGGGATCTTAGTATGGAGACCTATGGTGGCCTTAGTCGTGGTGAAACAGATACTTTTGCTGAGAATATTAGAGAAATGATTAAAAAAGGAGAAAACTAAAATGACTGAAGAAAAGAAAAGCTTTGAATTCTACGTAGCCGGAGTACAGTTCCATGAACTTAAACATTGCATTAATCAGATCCATGCAGATGATGAATTAACCCTTCATCCTGACCCTACTAACAAATTTGATCCTAATGCTGTAGAGATCATCTTTGAAGGTGAGGAATCTGTCCACATGGTAGGATTTGTTCCTGCCAAACAAGACCTTTCAGCAAAGATTTCTTCCTTGCTTGAAATCACGGAACTGAAATGCATCGTACTGGAAGTCACACCTACTGCCAAAACCTGGGAACAGTTGAAGGTTAGAATAGAGGAGGTCTAAGATGCCTAAAAAATACTACTGCTCCCTATGTGGACAAGAAGTAGTCTACACATGCAAAGCTGTAAAGGGTAAAGGGTTAATCATGCATCTCATAACTCCTCATGAGTGTGAAGGGTTCTCTATCGCATCAAATCCTGATGGAAAGCCTACTGCAGAAGAAGT